AGCACGTGTATCTACTTTAGTTGTAGAAGATGTAATATCAAAAGGTCCAAGAGCTGAACTAGCTTGTGTGCTGTTAGGGTAATTTTTTAATTGTAATGTAATTCTAGTTGTTCCACTCTGTGATATAAAATCAGGTACAAATCTTCTTATCTTCATTAAGAACTCACCATCTCCTCTAAATGTTGCAACACCTGTTGACTGTCCTGTTGCAGATGCTCTTTGTTGAGTTATATCATAATCTCCAGATTCTATATTAGCTGTAATAGCAGTTATAGTTCCGTTTCTATTTTGATCTGTCCCTGTTTCATGTTCATAGTAAGTTGTTCTACCTTCTGTGTTTCCAATAACATCAAATGATGTATCTGTATCAGCGTCGTATGATGTTGCATGTGGTAAACCAAAAACTGCAGAATCTCTCCACATAGTTCTAGCTAAACTACCAACAGTCCATACAGGTCTTTGTGGTGATGAATCAAAATAATTATATGTAACTTGTCTGTTAACTACAGACGATCCTGTTGTTGGATAAAACCAAATAACTTCACCAAACAAATTATTTAAACCTGCAGAAATCATTTGATTACCAGAGTCTATATTTACATTATCATAAACAAAGTCTTCTACTAAACAAGGTAATGATTCTAGTTTACCAGCATATCTAAAGAAACCATTTTCTGACATCCAATATGCAGCACCATCCACTTCTACACATGCATTCTGTCCTACAAGGCCACAGTTAGTTCCAACTTGTGCAAAGGCAAATGTAAATGGTTGACCAACAAAACGTTGAGTGAACAATGCAGTATCCGTCCAAATATAAATTGCATCTCTACCTCTGATGGCTCCCATGATCTGTGATCCGTCGGCCAGTCTTTGTGTGCCAGCAGTATTGGTTGCTGTTGGTGTATAGGTATTAATATCTTCTTGATCCGAGAATCTTATAAACATATCATCTTGTGATGAAGTTGTTCCAATAGTTGTTTCAGTTCCAAAAAATACTAAGTGTCTGTCAGGAGTTGAAACCAACATATGACGTGATGCAGTTGGCGCACCGGATATAATAGTTGCACGAGTTGCTGTTGCATTTGATAAACTTGAATCCCATTCAAAACATGCACCATCGTGAATTAAACAAATTGCTTTATCACCAAAATTATCTAGTGACCACATGCCTGGTTCAAGGACCAAGTCTCCTGATGCAGCTTCACCCCAAGCAACATAATCTGATGTATTAGTAACTGTTGCACCATTACTATGAGCTGCTCTTGATGTTCCTCTGACTCCTCTTGTAATACCAGTTAAGTCATTACCAGAAACACCTGTGTATGATATTTCTTCTGTTCCCACTAATATAAAGTTAGTACCTGAAGATGGAAAGTTAGTTGTGCTTGTTAGTGTAATAGAAGTTCCCGATCCACCAGTACCAGCAGTATCATTTAATAAGGCACCGTTTAATGTTGTTGTAATGGCACCAGCTGCTTCACCACCCCATGAACCTAGTCCATAACCAAATCCTTCTGCTTGTACAGCTGGACCTACTGTATAATATTTTTGTATTCTTATACCACCTGATGTTGTTGCACCAGATCCAGATTCGTTAGAAGCCATAGTAATTGTTATGGTTGTGTTAGTTGGTGTAGTTGTAACCATAAATTTTTTATCATCAAAATCTGATGCACTGTAATTAGATCCTGTTATAGTTGTAAAATTATCCATCAATAGTATATCTCCTACAACTAAATTGTGTGCGCTTGAGTAGGTTATTGTTACTGTTGGTGATCCGTTGGTCGTGCTAAAAGCACTTGTAAGAGTGGTTGTAGTTTGAATAGGGTGTATGTCATAAAACACACCTCCTGAGTAAGCATATAATATCCTGTTTGTTCCTATGATTGCGTATTTTCTAGATAAACTATTAATAAAATGATGAAGTCCTCTTCCAGCTCCAGTCAATTCGTTTTCATTTAAAGTGCCTAATTGATTCCAGCCTCCAATTTTTTCAGGAATACCGTAACGAAACCTAGCATTATCGCATCCTGTCCACTGACCTTCAGCGGCAGTTTCAGAGATTTGTTTGTTTATACCTGGTTGGAATCCTATTTTCTGTAGCATAACCCCTACTTATATATAGTTTTTAATTTTTTGGTAGTATTATATTCCAATCTAAACTAGATATCAATTCATTCAAGTGAACCTTTTTAAGCTTATTTTGTTTTAAATATTGATGTAGTTCTTCTAAATCTACAATGATCCATTGATCCTTAATATCAAAAACCATTTTTTCTGCTCTGCTTGTTGTCTTTCCATTTTGAGCCATACCACCGTCAGACAATTTAAACATATTTCTAACATCAAATTTATAAAACCCATTTGTACCTTTAATAATTCCAGCTATATTCCATGAAGTTTTTTCTTTAGGATACTCTACAGCCTCTAGTTGTTTAGAAAATCGTTGTATTATATCCATATTGACAAATTTATTTTTATAAACTAAATTACTTTTTCATGAAAGTATATAGAAATATGTTACCTAACAAAGAATTTAAAGATTTGAAAGAATATTTTTTTAGTGCTAATTTTCCTTGGTATTACAATAGTAATGTGGTTTATTCTGATAAAGATGGTATCTCAGAAGATAAAAAAAATTTTCAATTTACTCACGCCTTTTACATGAACGATAGAATAAATTCTGAACATTTTAAAATATTAACACCCTTACTTAAAATTATTAATCCATTAACTGTTGTTAGAATAAAAGCTAATTTGTTAATTAGAACACCAAAAAATATAGAACATGGTTATCACACCGACTACGATAAAAATAGTCATAAACTAACCACTGGTATATTTTATTTAAATACTAATGATGGATATACTAAATTTAAAAATAATAAAATTGTTAAAAGCGAAGCAAATAAATACATAGAATTTGAAGGTCAAGAAAGTCACACAGGTTCTACTTGCACTGATGAAAATATAAGGGTAGTTATAAATTTTAACTATATTAAATAATGCTATTAGAAAATTCTTATTACTGGTTTAAAGAAGTTTTGACTCCAAGATTTTGTGATGAAGTAGTTAAATATGGTAATTCACAAAACAAAAAAATAGCTTTAGTTGGTGGCTTTGATAGAGACATTGAAAAAAACCCTCTTACTAAAAAAGAATTAAAAAATTTGCAAAAGATTAGAGACTCGGAAGTTATTTGGATGCAAGATCAATGGATTTATAAAGAAATTTTACCATATGTAAAAATAGCTAATGAAAAAGCTGGGTGGAATTTTCAATTTGATAGAGCTGAACAATGTCAATTTACAACTTATGGTCCAGGTCAATATTATGGTTGGCACTGTGATTCAAATTATCATCCTTATAAAAAAGAAAATGAAAATGATCCTGAACATGGTAAAATTAGAAAACTATCAGTTACTTGTTCTTTAACAGATCCTATTAAATATAAAGGTGGAGAACTAGAGTTTAATTTTAATTTACCCAATAAAAATAAAAAATATAATATAAAAAAATGCACTGAAATTTTACCGAGAGGATCTATAGTTGTTTTTCCTTCTTTTGTATGGCATAGAGTTTGTCCTGTTACAAAAGGAACTAGAAACTCTTTGGTAATTTGGAATTTAGGATGGCCGTTTAAATGAGTTTAAATTATACAGGATATTTTATAACACCTATCTATGAAGAAAAAATAGATAAATGGATTAAACCTTTGAACAAAGCTTGTGATAAACACATTAAAGAGGCTAGAAAAAAAGATATACCATTTATAAAAAAAAGAAATAAAGACTTTAAGAAAAATTTAAAAGACTTTGGTCTTTCTTCTCATTCTGGTATTTTAGCTGGTCTACCTGAATTTAAAGAAATAGAAGAATATGTAATTAAATGTTCTGATAAAATACTAGATCAAATGGGTTATAATACTCAAGGTTATAAAATGTTTTTAACAGAAATGTGGGTTCAAGAATTTGCTAAAAGCGGAGCAGGTCATCATGAGACACACATACATTATGATAATCATATATCAGGTTTTTATTTTTTAAAAGGATCAGATAAAACTTCTTATCCTATATTTAAAGATCCAAGACTAGCAAAGATAATGAGTGCTTTGCCAGAAAAAAATCCTTGGGATATTACCTTCGCATCACACATGGTTAAATATAATCCCACACCAGGAACTTTAATTTTATTTCCATCTTTTTTAGAACATGGATTTCCAATAGATCATGGCATAGAGCCTTTTAGATTTATTCATTTTAATTTACAAGCAGTAAGGAGAACAATAGCTAACAAATGAGTTTTAAAAAAAATAAATATCAAGTAATTAAAAAAGCTTTGTCACCTGAAATGACCTATTTTTGTTCAAGGTATTTTAGTTTTAAAAGACAAGTTGCGGATACATTATTTAAATCAAAATTTATATCACCTTACGAAACTATGTTTGGTGTATGGGGCGATGATCAAATTCCAGGAAGTTACTGTCACTATGCTGATTTAGTTATGGAAGTTTTACTAGCTGAACTGCTTCCTTTAATGATGAAAAAAACAGGTCTTAAACTTACACCTAATTATTCTTATGCAAGAATATATAAAAGAGGTGATGAACTTAAAAGACATAAAGATAGATTTAGTTGTGAAATATCTACTACCTTAAATTTAGGTGGTGACCCATGGCCTATATTTCTTGAACCATCCGGAAAAAAAGGAATGAAAGGTGCTAAGATAAATTTAAAACCTGGAGACATGTTAGTTTATAGAGGTTGTGATTTAGAACATTGGCGAGAACCTTTTGAAGGAGAGAGTTGTACTCAAGTATTTTTACATTACAATAATTTAAAAACAAAAAAATCAAATGAAAATCTTTTTGATAAAAGACCTCATTTAGGATTACCTCCTTCTTTTAAAAGAAAATAATGTATTACCCAACAATCGTCGTTGAAGATTTTTTTAAAGACCCTAATTTAATATTGAATTTTTATAAAAAAGTAAAATGGTTTAAACCTAAAGAAAATGAAAATTGGCCTGGTGTTAGGTCTAAACCTTTTTATAAAATTAATATAGATTTACATAACTATATTATGAATAAAATTATTTCTGTTTATTATAATTATAACTTACAACAAGTATTTTGGGAAAGTGCAAATATTCAATTTCATAAAGTAAAACTATCTGATTTAAAAAGTTGGAATAAAAAACAAACACACATTCACAAAGATAAAAATTTTGAAATAGCAGGTGTTATCTATTTAAATGAAAATACAATATGTAAAAAATCTGGAACGACTATTTATAATAAAAATTTAAAAGAACAAATAGTTGTTTCTAACAACTTTAATAGTTTATTACTTTATGATGCTAATAAATTTCATGGTGTTACAAAGTTTACAGATTTAGAAACACTAAGAATAGTAATATTTATAAATGGTATAAAAACAAACAACAGTTTTTTAAAAAGATTTTATGGTTGATTAGGCTACTAATACCCAACCAGCAGTATTATCTGCTTGATAAGCGTCTTCATCCCAACGATATATTTTTGTTTCATCTGGATAAGGTATGGGTGGAACTAAATCACCATCTGTGTTGTAAGTCCATGCAGCACCTGGTTTAGGGTGTAAAAACCTGTCATTAGTTTCATCATAAATAAAATCGTGTCCTGCGTATTGTTTTCTAAAATTATGATTATAAGAAGTTTGCATCCATTTAACACCATCTGTAGATAAAGGTACAACTGTTTCAAAATGAGTTGCAGCTTGTGTTGATTGTTCTCCACCATTGTTTGCAATATCTGTATTGCAACCAACCACTACTCTTAAAACTTTATTATCTTTATCTAATTCTGCAAAATGGGCCATTATGCTACCACCATATTTCCACTAACTGTAAACCTAGCTACTTTTCCACCACCTTCTGGTGAAGGAACAGTTACCATAGCATTAGTTGGAGGTGTTACAGAGACCAAAGGTGCATTACATGCACATATTCTTATCTCTACTCTACCAGATCCACCAGCGCCGCCTCCTGGAGAAGGAAAGCCGCCGCCTCCGCCTCCGCCGCCAGTATTAGCTGGAGCAGATCCACCGGTTCCGCCTCCACCGCCACCAGATCCGCCGCTGTTTGCGTATGAACAATATCCTCTACCATCGTTTCCAGATCCTCCGCCACCACCATAGGTTGCTGATGATCCTGTAATATTTATAGCTACTCCATCTCCACCTTTACCTTTACTTGGACCAGGGGGTTGATTTCCTGGTTGACCAACTGCACTAGCTCCGCCGCCGCCTCCGGCTCCGGCTTTACCTCCGCCTTGGCCACTTCCACCATCATTTCCTTGAGCGGGATTTGTTGGAGGTGTATTACCAGAACCTCCGCCGTTAGTACACCAACCTGTTTCTCCTGATCCAGAACCTCCTGGTCTTATTGGACCTAAGTCAGCGCCACCACCATTTGAAGTAATAGCATCTACTCCTTCTGTGCCAGGGGCATTAAAAGATGAGTCCCCACCTCTTGTTAAACCAGGGGGACTAGATGGATAAGTACCTCCAGTTCCGGCTCCGCCTACCACAACTGCATAAGTTGTGCCAGGTTGTATAGTTAATTGTGTACAGCTGTTTAATGGGCTAGGTCCATAAGCTGAAAATCTCATACCTCCGGCTCCGCCGCCTCCGCCGTTTGGTGCTCCACCACCGCCTCCGCCAGCTAAAACTAGATAGTCTACACCTATTCCGCCAGCTGTAGTGTTTGATCCAAAACCTAATATATTATAACCGAAACTTGACATTTATTCTATCTCCTATGCGTCGTTAGCAGCATCAGTAGTAAAGAATAGTTTTATACCTAATAGTTTTGCATCAGCTGTTAAATCATCTGCTGATACGTCTCTAGATATTTGAAAGAAAACGTACTCATCTGTACTAGGTGAGCCTGCAATAGTAACTGCTCCACTTTCTGCTGTAACTGCTAAATCGTTTGATGTTCCACTCATAGCTTTTGCTGTAGGTAAAACTGCTGTACCAAAAGCAGTATTTAAATCTCCGTTATCTGCTAATGCAACACCTTGCAAAGCCCATGCTGTAGTTCCAGTGTTTGTTGTAGCAGCTGTAAAAAATGCTTGAAAAGTAACTGTGCCTTCATTCCATGATTTAGGAAATGCCACAGCAAATTGTGCAAACTCATCTGAATCTTTGTCAAAATCCAAAGTTTTAAGTTCTGGGCCATTTGATAATTCAGTTTGATTTGGACCTTCTGCTCCGTTTGTAGTATTAGGATACATAGCAACTGCCGGCACCCAAATAGTTTCTTTTCCTGCAATTTTAATTGCTCCAGTTGCATCTCCAGCGTCTACTGCTTTAGCAATTCCAGTTCCATTAGGAGCAATAGTTATATCTCCATCAGCAGCATCGGTAATTGTAATTGTTCCTGAGTTTGTTCCACTGTTTGTGCTTAAAACAAGATCAGAAGCTCCACCTGTTGTTACTGTAAGTGTTCCTGCTCCATTTGAAGTTAAAACAGCTGCTGCTCCAGAGTCTCCAACTTTTACAGTATCACCGGCAAGAACTACGTCTCCAGTTCCTTTTGGTGTAATGTTTATATCAATATTACTATCACCACCTGTAGATGATAAAGTTGGTCCTGCGCCAGTTGCAGCATTTGCAATTGTAAATTCGTT